GAAGTAATAGAAGCCACAACTAATTTTCTTGTTCAGATTGGACCTAAAGCTGCTGTAGCTATGGCTAAAGCGTTAGATGATCCTACTGAGTTAGGCATTAGAGATAAGATGTCAGCAGCTAGAGATCTATTAGATAGGGGTGGCTTTGGTAAAGTAGATCGTGTAGATGTTACTTCATCTAGTGGTGGTGTATTTATTTTACCAGCTAAAGAAGGTAAGAACGAATAAAACGTGAAGACTTAGGGTATTGGGAATTACCTAAACCTAAAAGAGGAAAAGAAAAAGAATGGCATACTATTGCCAGAGTATCTCTTACTACTGTACCATTCGGATACAAAGTTAATAAAGATAATAGCAGGTTGTTAGAACCTATACCTGATGAGTTAGAAGCACTTGAAGTAGCTAAAAGACATCTATTACAATACAGTTACAGAGAAGTAGCTCAGTGGTTAACTAGACAGACAAGTAGAAGTATATCCCATAACGGATTAAAAAAGAGAATAGACATTGAGCGAAAACGTAAAAAAACAATTACTATTAAACGTAGGCTTGCCCAACGACTTGCCCAAACGCTCCAAGAAATCGAGAACCTCGAAACGCAAAAAGTCGGAACCTACGCCAATTAAAAAAACTAAAGCTGTACCTGCTAAACCTGTAGCACCAGAATACGATGTACAAGAAGCTCAGGATGTAGTCTTTAAAGCTAATGACGGACCACAGACAGACTTCTTATCTTCATCTGAAAGAGAAGTACTTTACGGTGGGGCAGCTGGTGGTGGCAAATCTTACGCTATGTTAGCTGATCCACTACACGGATTAAACAACGCTAACTTTAGTGGACTACTAGTACGACACACTACTGAAGAATTACGAGAGCTAATACAGAAAAGCCAAGAGTTATATCCTCGTGCTATACCGGGTATTAAATGGTCAGAAAGAAAAAGCCAATGGATCTCACCTAGAGGTGGCAGACTTTGGATGTCGTACCTCGACAAAGATATGGATGTTACACGCTACCAAGGACAGGCGTTTAACTGGATAGGTTTTGACGAGTTAACACAGTGGAGTTCTCCTTACGCATGGGACTACATGAGATCTCGTTTACGTAGTGCTTACGCTAAAGACTTAGGCTTGTACATGAGAGCTACTACAAACCCCGGAGGTGCAGGACATCAATGGGTTAAGAAAATGTTTATTGATCCTTCTCCTTCAAGGGAACCATTCTGGGCTACTAATATTGAAACAGGCGACACTATTACATTTCCTAAAGGTCACACTAGAGAAGGTGAACCTTTGTTTAAACGTAGGTTTATACCTGCAAGTTTATTTGACAATCCTTATCTCTCTGAAGGTGGCGACTATGAAGCAATGCTTTTGTCGTTACCTGAACATCAAAGGAAACAATTACTAGATGGTAACTGGGATGTTAACGAAGGAGCAGCGTTTCCTGAGTTTAATAGAAAAATACACGTAATTGATCCTTTTAAGATACCTCAAAGTTGGGCTAGATTTAGAGCTTGCGACTACGGCTACGGAAGTCATACAGGTGTACTCTGGCTTGCAGTAGCTCCTACTGACCAACTAATTGTATACAGAGAATTATATTGTTCTAAAGTTACAGCTACAGATTTAGCAGATATGATACTAGATGCTGAACATCAAGACGGAACAATTCGGTACGGTGTCTTAGATAGCTCCCTTTGGCATAAGAGAGGTGATACAGGTCCAAGCCTAGCAGAGCAGATGAATATGAAGGGTTGCCGATGGCGACCTTCGGATCGCTCTAAAGGCTCACGAGTGGCAGGTAAGAACGAGCTACATAGACGCCTGCAGGTAGATGAGTTTACAGACGAACCTCGCCTTGTATTCATGTCTACCTGTATTAATACAATATCACAATTACCTGCAATACCTTTAGATAAAAATAACTCAGAGGATGTAGACACTAAAGCAGAAGACCACTTGTATGACGCTTTAAGATATGGTATTATGACACGACCTCGTAGTTCAATATGGGACTTTAACCCAGCAACACAACGATCAGGCTTCCAAGCGTCTGATCCTACATTTGGATACTAAGACTTATGACTGATATAAATAATTTTATGGAAACAGATATGTCTTCTTCATTAGAAGATATTAAAGATACAGAAAACTCAGACGATCCTAAGTCAGGTACTATAGTACAACTAGTTGAACATCGTTTTAAAAAGGCAGAGGATGCTAGATTTATAGATGAACAACGGTGGATGAATGCCTACAGAAATTATAGAGGGTTGTACTCCGCAGATGTAAAGTTTACTGAAGCTGAAAGATCTAGAGTATTTGTAAAAGTTACTAAGACTAAAACACTTGCCGCATATGGACAGATAGTAGATGTGTTATTTGGTAATAATAATTTTCCACTTACTGTAAATCCTACAAGATTACCAGACGGTGTAGCTGAATCAGTTTCTTTTGAGTCAGATGCTATGGGTCAGAAAATATCAGACCAATCTAAAGATGCTTTTTCAAAAGAAGAATCCCGTGATGCCGAACCACTGTTAACACCAAATACAGTTTTACAACCCGGAGATACATTAGATACTTTAAGAGCTAGATTAGGTCCAGTAGAGAAAAAATTAAGTACTGTTGCAGATATTTTAATTGAAGGTAGTGGCCCAACTCCTACATCAATAACGTATCATCCTGCAATGGTTGCAGCTAAGAAAATGGAAAAGAAAATACACGATCAGTTAGAGGAGTCTAATGCCAACAAACAATTACGTTTGGCTGCATTTGAACTAGCTCTGTTTGGTACAGGTATTATGAAAGGTCCATTAGCAATAAATAAAGAGTACCCTAATTGGACAGCAGAAGGAGATTACGATCCTTTAGTAAAAACTGTACCCTCTACTAACTATGTTTCAGTGTGGAATTTTTATCCTGACCCAGATGCAGCTAACATGGACGAGGCAGAATACTGTTTAGAAAGACACAAGATGTCTCGCTCACAAATAAGAGCATTAAAAAAACGACCATTTTTTAGATCTAACGCAATAGATAATGCTATTGAATTAGGTGAGTCCTACGAAAAGAAATGGTGGGAACAAGAAATGGAAGATGATGCACAACAAAGTTCTGCAGAACGCTATGATGTACAAGAGTTTTGGGGTTTTGTTGATGTAGATTTATTAAAAGAATATGATATTGATATTCCTACAGAGTTAAAAGACTCAGATGAAGTAAGTGTAAACATCTGGATCTGTAATGGACAAGTATTACGTTTAGTTATGAATCCATTTAAACCTACTATAATACCTTACTATGCTGTACCTTATGAAATTAATCCTTACTCTTTCTTTGGTGTAGGTATTGCAGAGAATATGGACGATACCCAAACACTTATGAATGGTTTTATGCGTATGGCTGTAGACAATGCTGTACTCAGCGGTAACTTACTTATAGAAGTTGACGAGACTAACTTAGTTCCCGGCCAAGACATGAGTGTGTATCCCGGTAAAGTATTCCGTAGACAAGGTGGCGCACCGGGACAAGGTATCTTTGGTACTAAGTTTCCTAATGTTGCAAATGAAAACATGCAGCTATTTGATAAGGCTCGTGTTCTTGCAGACGAAAGCACAGGCTTTCCTTCCTTTGCTCACGGACAAACAGGTGTGTCAGGTGTAGGACGTACTGCATCAGGTATATCAATGCTTATGAGTGCGGCAAATGGTAGCATACGAACAGTAGTTAAAAATGTTGACGACTATTTATTAGCACCGTTAGGTAAAGCATTCTTTAGTTTCAATATGCAATTTGATTTTGATACGGAGATACGTGGAGACTTAGACGTTAAAGCTAGTGGTACAGAAAGTCTAATGGCTAACGAAGTACGTAGCCAACGACTAATGCAATTCTTAGGTGTAGTGCAAAACCCTGTACTTGCTCCGTTTGCTAAGATGGATTATATTATTAGAGAGATAGCTAAGAGTATGGATCTTGACCCTGACAAAGTTACTAACTCTATGGGTGATGCTGCTATTCAAGCAGAGTTATTTAAAAAGTTTAAAGAAGAAAACCCTGAAGCTGCAGCACCACCTGCACCTCCACAAGGCGCACCACCTGTTGCAGCTCCTACTGGTGGCGCAAACAAACCGCCTGCAGGAGTTCAAGTACAAGATACTACCGGATCAGGAGGAGGAAGTATAGGAACAGGAACTGTACCAACTCCGGGTGAACAAGGATTTACAGGAAACGTACAATAATGAGTAGAGTATTTTCAAAAAAATTAGGTGGTTACATCGAAGATCTTTATGATTTTTTTGGTAACAAGTTAGA